ATTGAAATTCCTCTAATTTAAAGTTATCAGTTAGTATCATTTTTTATTCTTTAGGGTTGCCCATTTTGAAATAGTATAACCTATGGTTATTAATAGTAATATAATCTTTAGCCAATCTTCTATACCTGTAAATGTTGTTACCCCTAAAGTACTGCCATTTATTAGGTATAGTTTTATTTCATTTATGCTCATACTTTTGTTTTTTACATTACTCCTTTTCTATCTCTAGGCTTATAGTTTTTTTCGTACTCCTCTGTTCTAATAGCACGATCTTCTATTCTAGCGGCTCTCCTTAGTAGCCTATCAGCTTTTTTACCTCTTCCTTCATCAACCGCTTTTCTTCCTTTAGCGGCTACTTTTTCTGCTCTAGCAAATCTTCTTGTAGATCTTTTATTGCTCATTTGTTTAGCAGGAGATGGGTTGTGCTCAGGCACTGCCCCTCCGCTGCCATCTGCATTCATGGATATTTCCATACCTTTGGGAGCAGTTAATCCACACCTTGCTTTAGATACTCTAGTTGTTATTGGTAAGTTCATAATTATTTATTTTTATTAGCTTTTTCTTTTCTTTTTTTTGCTAGCGCGGCTCTAAATTTTGCATTTTCAATAGATTCTAATGAGTCTTTTTTCTTTTTTGTTTTTGCTCTTGTATTTCTAGACTTTATTCTTCTTTTTTCTTTCTTAATAAAATCCTCTATATCTCTTTCGTCTTGTGTTAATTTAGATCTTCTATCTTTCTCCTTCATTTCCTTAAGAAGCTTTTCCTGCTTTCTTTTTTCTTTTCTCTCTTCTGCCTTGCGCTCTTTGTTTTCTGCTTTAATTTTTATTTCTAACAAATCATTTTCTTCATTTTTAGCGCCGACATTCCATGTTTTCCAACCTAATGCTAATGCTATCCTTTGCCAAGCAGTGTTCCTAGAATCCAATGCTTCTGTAATAGAATTAACTTCATCTACTACTCTGGCCATTGGTATATTAGTAATCCCCTCTACAAGATTACCTGCTGAATTCCATCTAGGACTTAAATTAAATTTACCGTCTATAGTGACATCCCAACCCCTTTCGCTTATAACTTCTTTGTCAAATCTTTCTCCTTTAGCAAAGTTTACAATCTTTCTAGCTTTTGAACCTACCGCGGGTGATATATTAAGCAGGGCTATAAGTGTTTTAGAGTCGTCTGCTAAAAACCCTTTATCGTTCTGCTTTTTATATTCTATTATAGCATTCTTTAAAATAGACACAACAGCTCCAGGTAAACCAAAGCCTCCTTTAAGAGTAGTGTCAACCATTGAATTTACAACCGCAAAAATCTTTTTTTCTGTTTTTTCCTCCATGGTCATTTTTCCCTCTTCGTCTTCCTCGTCGTTAAATCCTGGAATAAGAGCAAACATTGCGGCTTGGAGCGCAGAAAAAATAGCATTCTGTATAGTTCCGTAATATATTATTTTGCTAAAGTTCGTAAAATCACTTTGAGCCTGTGTTTGCCCTGGTATTCTTCTTCTATTGTATATATCTTGGGCAGACTTTTTTATAGATCTATTAAGTTGTATAGGTGTATTCATGAAGTTTAATACAACCCTACCTAAAGAACTGGATTGATCGGAAGATATTAAAGCAGGATCTCCTGATTGCTGTGTTTCATCTGAAATAGGGATAAAATCTTTAAAAGCTTTATCCTCTGCTTGCTTCCGCGTGTATTTAGGTTTACCGTCAGCGCCTTTTTCTTTTAAGTAAGTGTTAACTCTATTTCTATAGAATGTAGCACCACCCGAGGCTATGGCGAAACTATCTACCATTTGAGTAGGTGTAAATCCTATTTTAAGTAAGTAGTTTAATGCAGCTGTTGCCTTATCCGTAGCGCCTGTAACAGCACTCGCAAGTTCAGCGGCATTTACGTCTGTTTTTAAACCAGATCTTCTTTGCTTAAGCTTGGGCGAATTAAATATCATTGCAAAATCAGCCCAATATTGTTTTTGGTCTGCAAATGCTGCGGCCGCCTTCATAGGATTATTGTCACTCCAGTTTATAAAGTTTACCGTGGATAGAAGCTGCAACAAAGCAGATCTTCTGTTAAAAAACATTATAGCCCCTATAGAATTGTTAAGCCAGTTATTCCACTTCTGCTCATTTCTTTTCATACTAGCGGCTCTGTTTACACCGTTTTTCATTCGGTATAATATATCTTCTATAGCTTCTCTATGAGCCTTTCCGTATATTGCCTCTATTTTGTTTAAATTATTTTCGCTAAAGATTAGATCAGAGTTTTCTATGAATTCCTTAAGGTATTCTTTTCTACCTGTTTTTTCTGTAAAGTTATTAATATCAGATAATATAGTTTGCACTGCCCAATACTCGGACGGTTTAGACCATTCTTTTTTCTGAGCTACCTGCAGCGCACCATTTGCATAAGCCATTAGTTCCGCGTCTCCCTGAACAAACCTAACAAGCTCTCTCTCTTGCTTTCTAGTAAGACCTGGTATTTCATACCCCGCTTTATTCCAAAGGTACACACGCAGCGCTTGATCATGCGTATAAGCCATACCCGGAACTCTCTTGCCTAGCTTTTTTAATACAGGCTTGTATTGTTTATTTAATGCCGCGAATCCGTTTTTAAGAGATTGCTTTACTATATCTATTTCGTTTATAGCCCTCCAGTAAGGCTTAACTAAAGCGTCTTGGAAAAACTTTTGATCAGCATCACCTTGTCTTCCTTTACCAGCAAATGTATATTCCGTTAACCCTCTAAAATCTTCAAGTGACGACGGCATCCAAATTTTCCACTTGCCTTTGTTCTTACCTAATATTTCACCTTCAACCCTAGTTAATCTTTTTCTAGACTTTATTCCGGATGCTCTTTCAAGCATGTCATTAAAGTTTTTATTTAACTGTTTGCTAAATTTAACTCTAGATCTTTGCGTGGGTCCTTTAACATCAAACGTGTTAAGTATATCTCTTACAGCTTTAGGTTGATTTTTAAAATCTACTATAGACAATTCCGTTTGTCCTTTAACGCCTTTGCCCTTAAGCGCTTTACCTACGGCTTTAACATTACCCATGTGATCGTCAGCAAAGTAAAAGTCATTATATCCTTCCGCTATCTTACCAACCATCCAATCAGCCTTAGCCTGCGGTGATCCGTTACCTAAGCCTGTGATGTTTTCTATAGGTATATTTAAACCTTCCGACTTTAGAAACTCATGTATTGCGGCCGCTGAATTAGCTGGTCTTGCAGTTAAAACAAATATATCTTTATTAGTATACTTACCTTCTTTCTTTTGCGCTTCGCTAAACAATGGACCTAACTCACCTTTCATTACTTTACTAAACTCGCTAAAGTCAAACTCAGCTCCTTGCTCGAGCATTGTTTCTGACTTAGCGGCAAATTGAGCTGCGTTTAGCTTACCTTTTGTACCGTCAGGCATAACGTATAGCACATTACTTTTCGTGCGGGCTAGCGTGTCGTCAAAGTCAAATACGCTAATACCTTTAGGATTTTGAGAGAACTTAATGCTTGCCGCGTTGTTTATGGCTTTTTGTCCATTAATAGCTTTTGTATATGCTGGACCGCTTAAGTTTTTTGAAAATTTACTATAATTTTTTACGGCAATATCAGCCTTGTCTTTACTTAATTTAGATACTTCTCGTAAATCTAGTAGATTATTTTTTGTAAATCCTGGATGTAGGATAGTCATTCGATTGGTAAACATCCTTGTGTCCCCTGGATTTTTCTCTTTTAACGCTCCCGGTACAGGAAATGTTGATTGGCTAACCGCATCAATAGATTTAGCTATAGATTTTGGTAATAGTGTTATTTGGCTCTTATCAATAATACTTTGCACAGCCGCTTTTGATACACCTCTACCCATTATGTAATTAGATGCAGCGATTAACAATTGTTTAGTAGGTGTACCGTGCTCAAACGTGTAATCTTTTGCTGTTATTCCGTCGCCTTTGTAAAAGGCTCTAAGCTTAGCTAAGGTTTTAGCGGCGGTACGCATACTTTTACCTTGAGAATTCATTATCACAGCGGCAGCTAACGGGGTAATACCTGTATCTTTACCCACTAGCTCTTTAAGCAGTTCTACCATATCCATAAATTGAATAGCACTTTTTTCGCTTAAGTCAATTCTATCTTTAAATAAAACGCCGTAACCTGTGCCGGCAATAAGTTTTTTAAAATCAGGTGCATTAGCTTCCTGCACAAGTACGGAAGTAGTTTTAGTTTTATCTTTACTATTTTTAGACTCTTTAGAGAAAAAAGTAAACCCTTTTCCATTTTTATTTTCTACGAGTTCTAACCCTGATTCTTTAATAGCAGCGTCTATTTCTATATTTTTCTTTTGTAGTTTCTCGATGAAACTCATGAACCCCACATTAGTGCCGTATATGCTTTGTCCTGTGCCTGTAGTTAAACCTGGCTGGAACATGCGTATAAAAGCGTTTACCCCTTCTACGTTGCCCTTGCTCTCTATAAGACTGCGCAAAATATTTTTAAGGCTTAAATCAACTTCTAGCTTTGCAGTTTCTGAAAGATTAGCAAAAGAAATATCTTTAGCATTTTCGTTAAATATATTTGTAATATCCCCGGCAGCTTTGTCTACTACAGCGTTTAAATAAGTTGTTAAATCTGTATTACCTGCGGTATTAAATTTAGCAAACTGTTCTATTGACTTGTCGGTTACAGATTTGTTGTTAAACGCACCCATCACATGTAGATCAACTAAGTTTTGCCAAAGTGTATTTAATTTTGCATCACCCGCTCTTAATTTTTTGAGCTCATCAGGATCATAAAATAACCCTTGCGCTAAGTCATCTTTAAACTTAGCTTTTAAGTAAACAGTAAGGTCTTTACGAGCCTTTTCAAACGCGCTATTTTTAGTAGCAATACTAAACTTAACGTTGCCTCTATCGGCATCTCTTTGTATTTGTTCTACAAGGTTATCAGCAAGTACTTCTCCTTTCTGCAATTTTCTTTCCTGATTAGTTTCAAAAACTTCGCTTATTTCACTAGCAGGATTTACTATTTCAGAGGTAAATATTTCAAATGAAATTTCTTCAGCCATAGCTTTAGCTAACGCCTCTTTTCTACCTCTTATTGGGTTGCCGCTCTCCTGTAAAAATTGTGCTAAGTAAGTATCGTCGTCAATAATTTCGTCTACATTTTTGTAATTAACTATGTTTGGATGTCTCCTTACAAGCAAAGCCCCCGACGTTCTACCCGCGTCATCGGTGCTTGTTTTTTCCCTAGCTATTTCTTTGCCAACCCAAGCTGGATAAGAAACCCACTTACCATTTTCTTTAAGTTGCTTTTGTATTGCTTGCGGTATTCCACCTTGACCATCTTTACCCATTAACCAGGTTGTGGTCATGTTTTGTAACGTTGCCTTTTTAGTCTTAAGTAAAAACTTTCTAAGCTTACCGTCTTTTTTGCCTCCCATAGCTGCTTTAAGATCTATATCGGCTTGCTTACCCATTTCAAATTGTATCTCTGCCATAAGCGGAGTTACAGTACGGTTATTGGATATAGCGGCATCCATTCTGGATTTTAAAGTACGAAGTACCATTTTTAACTTAGCTTTTACAGCCTTTATTACTTCGTCTGATACTACACCGGCATCCGTTAAGTTTCTGTATTTAGGCTTTTCTTTTACTTCATTCGAACTTTCGTCTGCTGTAATATTCTTAGCCGCTGTAACGTCTTCCGTAAAGGTGTTTTCAGTCACTCTACCAGTCTTTAACGCGCCTCTCATTCTATTACTTAGCTGAGCCATTGTATAGCCGAACAGGGAGTCATTTTTAGACGGGTCAAATTTCTTTATATAAGGTATAAGACTAGCTATGGTTTCACTAACCATGTTATCCATTTCAAATCCAGGTAGGTTTGTAAGATTAACTATATTGTTACCTGCTGTTTTAAATGCTTTTACTTTAGATCGGATCATTCCGTCTAACGTTTCGTATATAACAGGATCATTTGCGTCAAATCCTTCAGGATTATTACCTACAGCATCTAATTTCTTTTTAGATTTTGCGGTAACATCGCTTAATTTTTGCTCATCTTTTTTAGAAGCTTGAGGTGCATCAATATCTGATTTAGCTTTACGCTTTGCTTTAGGCTTTGGCTCCGCTTTTACTTTAGGTGGATTTTCGATGTTCTCGTATTCCTCCTCTAGCTTGGCTATTTTTCTATCATGTGTGTCTTGATCTATAAAACCTTGCATTAAATCGTCTCCTATTTCGCCAATTTCTTGGTCAATAGCTTCCATTCGATCTTCTTCAGCTTCCGTAAGCTTACGACTAAGCTTTGTAGTGCCTTCTTCTTCGTCAGTATCAATGTTTAAGCTTTTGCCTTTTACAGCTTTTTTAGTCCAACTAGAAACAAACTGGAATATAGAACTAGCGTCGTCTAACTTAAAGTACATAGAGGCATCTCCGTTTAAGAAACGCATTATAGAATTTATACCTGTTTTTATTTCGTATACTTTATTATATGAGCTTTTTGGTAAAGCACCTATGTTGGTTAAATCGGCCACTAGCTGTATTAGCTCGTCCGCGTCTATCCCATTAGTGTCGGCGTACTCTTCTTTCTTATACGCTAATACTCTTTTGTTGAAAATATCAAAAACTTCTTTTGAAATAGTCCCAGCTTCTCTTAGCGCCGTAACCTCAGCTATTATGCCTTCCACCATTTTTTTGCCATCACCTACAACTCTATCGTTTTTAATAATGCCTGCATTTCGGGTTTGTATATGTCCAAGCTCATGGAGAGGTGACATAGCAGCAATTCTACCGGTATATCTATCTTGTGTAAGAGCACTTGCTATTATGTTCTCTTTAAATAGGACTACCTCATTAGAAGTTTTGCCTTGAACGGTTGTATTTGCCGCATAATTTCTGTCTTTGTATCCTTTTCTAAGAGTATTTTTTTCTACTTCGTTGAACTTGTCTTTTTCGTTACCCTGGTCGTCTTCAACTTTTTGATTAACATATTCTTCTAATTGCTCAGCGCTATTAATTTCAGTAGAATTTACATTATTTTGCCCTTTAATTATGTTTTTTGAGTAAAAATATAGTTGCACGTTTGCGGCAGCTTCTACTTTATTGCCTAGGCCGTCTATATCTTTAAGAATCTTTTCCATTTCCTGATCTTTTTTCTGGAATACGGATTCTCTTTCTCCTTTTATTTTTGTTAACTCTTCATTTAGTCTATCCATTTCCTTGGTAGACCAATTGCTTACATCTCCAGAAGCTCCTAATGCAGCAGCTTCTTTTTCTAATAATCTTATTTCTCTATTGGCTTCAGTTATAGCTTCAAATTCCTCCGCCGTTAAATCATTAACTTTTAATACGATATTTGTATTTTCTAAAGATAATTCTTTTAATGCAGCTCTCCTTCTTTTCCTTAAGATGTTTCTAGCATCTGCGGTTAACTGATCGGAATTTAGTTCTTTTTGTATCTCTAGTATTTCGGTTCTAAGCTTAGCTTCTTTTCTTGCTTCCCTAGAATTTCTAAACTCGCTAGCAATTGCTGAGTATATATTTTGACTAGCCATAGGCCCCCCTATAGCGAAACTAGTAATCATAGTGTTTGCCGCAAAGTCTTTGTCTAATCCTTCGAATAGATTTTTATCTTCGCCAAGTATAACTATATCTGAAAAATTCTGGCCAACTAAAGTAAACCCTTCCTCTAAATATTCAATACCGCCACCTATACCAACAGCTGTAGTAGCTCCAACAGTTTTTGACAGGGCTCTAGCTATACTTCGGTTCATTACTTTTCTGAACTCATTGTAACCTATTGCTCTGGAGTATTTTTGAAAGTTATTTATAAACCCTAATGTACCAAATCTTTCAGCAAGAGAAGCAATACCTCCGTAAACCAAGCTGTTAAAAGACTTTTGCGTTTGCGACATATTAAGCACGTCCTCTTGATCTGCTAATATTTTTTTTAGTTCACTTATTTCCGTAGGGTCGTCTGTTTCTAGCAGTGCCTGCGTTATTTCTTCTTTTATTTTCGCGGCTTCTCTTTGAGCTATTTCTAGGTTTGCCATTTGCCCTCCCGCTTCCATGGTGAAGAACACACTCATTGCTAATCTATTTACGCCTTTGTTCCACGCCGCTGCAGTCATGGCAGTACCTAAGTTTTGCACTCCAGATTTAGTGGCTGCTTTAGTCAGGGCTGACCTTATAATATTTTTAGCTACCATTCTACCACCAATATTAACTAAGGCACCGCTTCCGCTAGTTGCTAAAGCTACTAATATAGAGGGTGAATTATCTACAAGCGTCATACCTAAGTAATCAGATGTACTTAATCCTTCATTATCTAGCGTTGGCCTAAACAACTTCTCTTCGTTCCTAGACTGTAGCCTTTGATTGTAGTCTATAGCGGCTCCTTTGTCTGCAACAAGATCACCATACCATTGCGATTCAAGTATTCTTTGTTCAGCTAAATCAGCATTAATGTCATCAGAAGCGTAAGCCCTAGCAATAGCGATAGGCACGTCTCCTAATAAAAACTTTTTAGTGGAAGCCCCTAACATAGCGCCGCTGCCTAAAAAAGAATTCTCCATAACCATAGCCATTCTATCGTCAAGCTCATAGGTTTTATATGCTGCTTCTTGTGCTATTTTAAATTTACTTAACTGCCCTGCCCTTTTTGTTATTCTATCAGACTCCGTCATCATTGCTTGACGTTGTTGATCTAGATTATTCCATTCGGCAGACATCGCCGCGTTGCCTTCTCTGAAAGTTTTAGCGTATTGATCTTGTAAAAGCTGTCTATATTCAGGATCGTCTGTATTATTAAAGTTTTCTTCAATATTACCAAGCAAGTAATCGTAATCTGCTTTAATTTCTTCTAATGGAGTAGCTCCTCTTTCAGTGTAATCATTAAGCTGCTGATCTAGCTTTTTGTACCTTTCTTGTAGATCGGCTTCCGAACTTGCTTGGTATTCTTTTAATGCGTTGTTTAAGCGTTCTTCTGAAGCCTCTTCATTGTAAGGAATGTATGTTCTGCCTTGTATAGTTTCTTTAGAAGTTAATGGGCGTCCAAATTTAGCTTCAAAATCGGCATTGTCTTTTTTTCTAAGAGCAGCTTCTCTTTTATTTTCTTGCACTACTTCTAACGCTCCGTTATCACCTTCAAGCTCAGCTGCTATTTTAAATTGCTCGCTTTCGGGTATATCATTATTTATCATGTAGTTAGCGGCTGCTTCTTTTTTCTGCCTAGTAACTACATCTGTAATTGTATTTTGCTCTATTTTGGATAAGTCTATATACTTATTTATATTTTCAGGCGTTAAAGTTTCGTTAGCTAACCTAGCCTTTTCCTGCACCTCTGTCCAGGTGTTATACTTCTCTTCGCCTAAATAATTTTTTAGATCCTCCTCGTACGAATTAGTATATACCCTTTTATTGCTAAACCCGCTTTTATCTATAGTATATTCTCTACCCGCAGTTGATTCACCTATTGGAACTAGTTTACCTTCTTTATTTTTTACAGCAGCATATTCAGGCATTAATGGAATAAATTCATTTGTCCCAAAAGTTCCTTCTGTTAAATTAAAATAATCTTTAGCAATCTCATTTTTAGCTTTAGGTGTTTTTGAGTTTACCGAATCTAGTGTTTTGTTTAAACTTATTGCTTCAGAGCTAGGTAATTCCGGCTGCTCGTATTTTGTTTGTATCGGCGCATTATATAGCTTTGCATATTCTTCAAAAGTTTCAGGGTACAACTGTCCATTAGAGCTTTCTTTTCCTGCAAAATCTCTTTGGTATAAATCGCTTCTAACTTCTTGTCCTCCTTTGAATTTTATATACTCTATTTTTTTAGGCTTTCTTTCTAAGTCACCTTCAAATTCAATTTTTACGGGCTGTTCTTGTTCCTCCAATGAACCATCTTCCGAGGTGGAATCCCCATTTGATGCTTGACTTGTCTCCGGAGTTACAGACGCATCGGTCTCCGCATCTCCGTTCTGAAAATTTTCAGTTGGGGGTGTTTCTTCAACAAGTACCGCATTTGGATACTCTGCTAAAAACTTATCTAATTTTTCGGGCTTTACATTAAATTGCTTTGCGTCCCTGTCTGGAGATGTTCTATATATAGGCATAATGTGTGTTTATTTAACTTAATATTATTTTATTAGTATTCAGGAATTAAACGCTTTTTAGTTAATTCATATTTTTCTTTACTAACCTTTATTTCGTCGCCGCCGGCAAATATAAGATAATGTTTGCCATTTCTGAAGTCTACACCTACCGCTTTGCTATCCGCATACTTGGAAGAACTATATTCTTTGCTTTTCTTTTCGTTATAGCCATCTTGCCCGGCTTTCTTGCGGCTTTCAATTAATCTTTCTATAGTTTTTTTTCTTATCTCATCAACAGTCATTGTTCCATTCTCCCATGCTGTACCTAAATCTTCTGTAGGGAATTCGTCTTCAAAATCATATACAAAAGATCTTAGTGAATCTTGGTTTGCAAAAGCTGTTTGTAATTCCAATCTATACATTTTTTCAGCGTCAGCATTGACTAGCTGACCTGATTTACGCACTGTTTCATTTTGTTTTAATAAACCAACTCCTAGTTTATAGTCTTTTAACAAAGGGAGGGTGGTATCTTTATAAGGCACCGTTTGCCCATCAATGTTAAACCCTATGTTTCCGCCGTCCATTATACTAAATGGAGCATTTAATCTACTATCGCTTTTTCCATCACCGTCTTCATCCACAAAACCATATATGGTTGCATTGATTTTAGAGTTTTCTAGCTTGTTTCCATCGGAATATGTGCCGCTCATCATGCCTTCTGTGTATTCCACTTTGCCTTTCTTGTAAGCCTTAAGCTGATCAGCTAAATTTGTAAAGCTATTGTTTACCCCATTCATTATATCAACCTGCGCCATGTATTCAGGTGAAGTAGTATCTGTCATGTTAGCAAGTGTTTTAGCTGCATCTGCATACTTTTGCCTTTCATTAACTAAGAAAGTTCGCATAGATGCTGTTTCTTCAGGTGAAAAAGATGTAAAATCTATATCCGTTTTCATTTTACCCATTAAAGAGTTAACCCTGTTCTGGTACTCCTGATTTTTTGTAACTGTATTTGGTCTAGTAAAGCCCCTAGCTGATTGTGTGGCTGCTAAAAAACCTTTACCTACCTCGCTTGCCACGTCTACAAATTTCTTCGCTGCTACCCCTGCGCCTGTTATTAATTGGTTATTTGCCATAATTCATGTTTTATTTGCTAAAAGCCTCTAATCCAGGCAGTACTTGCGAAGCAGCTCCAGCAATGTTTCCAACCCCACCTAATATAGATTGTGTTGCTGCGTCTCTCGCTGCATTAGCTGCCCCCAATCTTTGTTGAGACATGCCAAACATCGTATCCACTTTATCTTTTTCCGCTGCTCTAGAAGCGTATTCTCCTTGTAATTCTTGATTTTGTAATTTTCCGGCCATTTGTCTTTCGGCCATTTGATTTTGTACTTCCTGCCTACCTATATCCGCCGAGCTTTGCATAGCTGCATTGCTTTGTGCGCCAGCTAATGATTGTGCTAAAGCCGCAATACCAGAACCTCCAGCTGCTCCGGACAAATTATCCATTGTATTGGCAAACCCGCTTGCTTGCTGCTGCGCTTGGAATTCGGCAGCTTGCGTATTCACAGTTAAGTCTTCCATGGTATTTTCCATGTTCATTGCAAGGTTAGACGTGTCTGCTCCTTCCATTCTAGCTTTGTTTCTATTAAATTCTGCTTGCGCTGCTTTTTGTTCTCTTTTTCTTTTGCCGCTGCCTATCATACCTCCAGCAATTCCTGTAAGACCTGACACAACGCCACCTATAGCTCCTATTGGTATCATATACTTTTATTTTATTATTATACTTTTATTATTACGTGTTATTTGCTGCTTTCAAATATTTCAGATCCTACTAAAAATAGTTCAGCATAGTCTGTTGAATCATTCTTAAACTGAGCTTCGGCATAATAGCCTTTTAGCCCGCTTGTGTTTACTAATGCTGTTTTGCTAAATAGTATAAAACTACTTGTAGTTATTGCGGAACCCACTATATTAGGTACTAAATCCGCTACAATTTGATCCGGCGTGCCTGGCCCCGTGCGAAGCACTTGTGTTATGGGTCCTATAATTAGTAAGGTTTCACCGTTAACATCGTTAGAGTAATAAGCGGTATCTCCTACCTGCACGGAAGCATTCAAGGGCTGGTTGAAGGTGAGTGTAACTTGGTTAGGCATAATTATTGGTTTTGATTATTACAGATGGTACAGGTAGCAAAAGTGCTCACTTGGTTTTGGAATCCTTCGTCTATGTAGTATGTAGGTGTTTCTCCACTTGCAAAGGTGCCTAAAGTAACGCATAATTTCTCACCTGTTGCGGTAGACTTTATTTGTACAATATTACCAGGAGCATACGGCGCATTAACTAAACTACCTAATTGGCTTTGGTTTGTCCCCCCTGACCAACCGTCAGCATCGCTAACATAGTAGGTTGTTGCTCCTCCGCATAATGTAGCATTCCATGCACCCCCATCCGATACGTATTGATCCAAATCTAAGGCGCTGGATGTGTTGGTAATTCCTACAGATGTTACATTAACTGAAAGTGTTGATGTTATAATAGTAGGCACTGTTGAATTATCCACTACAAAACTAGAGCTAATTACATTAAAATCCCAACTTCCGCCGACAAGACCGCCTTGATTTGTCCAATCTGCAGGAGGAGGTATAGAATCAACTGTAAGGATACTTGTTGAACTACCCGTAACTATAACGTTAAAAGGAGAAGGCTGACTAGACCCCGGTAAAAGTGTAATAGTAGTCGCGGCGTCCGGAGTTATATTTGTATTTGCACTAGTAAAAGCAAAACTTAATGTAGAGTTAACGTATTGATTTAGTGTAAACACAGATGGTTGTCCTGTTAGACAAGGAACATAAGGTGCAACAGTACAAAAAGTATTCGCTAGATCCCCTGTTAAAGTTATCGTGTACGTTGTATTAGCTGTAACCGAAGGGAAAACGACTGGAACAACAAACGTTCCCGTGCTATCTAGAGTGCCAGAAGCATTTACCGGAGAAAATAAGCCAGAAGACGTTATATTTAACGCCCAGCTAGCACCCTCTACGCCGTTTACGGTAAAGTTTCTAGTTTCTCCTCCCGTAGGCACGGTATTGCCAACCGGGAAGGAGTATGATGTTATTTTTACAGGTGGATTATAAGTTGCTACTGCGTTTGCTGTTAAGCATATATTGTCTCCGCTTACTGAGTTTCCTGGAAAAGTATAAGCAATAGTAAAAACAACTTGCTCTATTTCCCCATTAGCGTCATAGGACGGAACCCCCGTAATTGTATAATCACTGGCTACACCGTCTACAACAGTTAGGGTAGGCATTGTAGGAAAGTAATATGTTGTATTTGCAGTTACAGTGTATGTGCTAAAAGTTGTAGTTGTCCCATAATCTCCAGTAGCGGAATATGAAACACTGGGCGCCCCTGGTAAAGGAATTTTAACATTACTAACGTTACATTGGTCTATTTGTCCAGATACACTAAGCAGTGAAGGTCTAGCAAATCCTGATCCACATATCTCAATAAATACATTGCTACTAGGCATTACCGAAGGGGAATCGTATACTATTAGGCATGTAACCGTTCCGCTACCGGCATTGTTTAAAAATAATACACTATTGACATATTGAGGGTAAGGCAATGTAGGCGAAAAATCAGCTGCATCCAATGTATACCCTGGCAAAGGCGTTAAAAGTAACTCTGTAGTTGGATTATTTATTGACCAATCGTTCCCTGCGGTTTCATAAAAGCTTACTACCTCAAATGTAAAGTTATATAGTGTTATCATATTATTATTATTTTATCTTGGAGTAAAGCAATCTGTGTCTAAACTATTAACAACTAAGAATTCTGTTTGAATAACATTTACCGCGTTAGCCCTGCCTATACCCTGCACACTAAACTCCCTTGAATCTACATTGTTGTCGCAATTTGTTGTATAGAAAGTGTCCATGCCCCTTATGTAGTTAAATTTTTTACCTTCCTTGTCTATAAATTCTTTTAGTTGTCCTTCTTGCAAGTCTGTAACAATAGAATTAACATACCAGCCTTCTGTTTCTCTTATGCGAACAGGTGTTATATTTGCTGCTTGTATTTGTGCTAATGAAAACCACTGCGGATTTGGAGCATTTGTATTTGTGTACGAGTATTCTTTAGAATCAGTACCACTATAGTTTAAAGTTTTGTACCCTTTAACCATAGCTGGGTTGTCATTAAATATAGTATTAAAAGAGCTTTCGTAGTAAGGCCCAATAAGTTCAGAGGCTCCAGGGCCTACTCCATAAAAGGTGTTGTACAAAGGATTAGCTGCGTGCTCATATATTAATCCGTTTTTAAATGTATAATAAACGTTGTTTATATATGTGGCTGATTCCGGCACATAGACTTTTCTTGAAGTAAATCCGTTTATATCTTCCTTAAATGACACAGTCGTGCTGGTAGTCGGTAAACTATTAACAAATTGATTACACAGCGGGTGCTTGTTAAGCCTGTCAAATGTCCCTGCTCCTAAAGTTTGTTGCCAATAAGGAGTTAGAGCGTTTAAGGATATATTGTAGTTTCCTTTCTGAACATCGTAAGATCCTATTATAGTTTTATTAACATTTAAGTTATCTGAAAAGAATGAGTGCATGCCGTAATCAGATATATCCGTTATACCGTCGCCTGACAATCTAAGCACCGAACCTCTATTAGCATCAGTATAATACATTCTAAAGCCAAACTCGGCGAATGATTCAGGATTAGTAGCTATGCCAAATTCACCTTGAAAAGTTAATGTCTGACCCAGTACCGCAGCGTTAGATGTTAAGTTAGTGCTCCCGTCAGCGTTAAATAGAGCGTCTTTCTTAGCCAATATCTTCATTGACTTGTTTTCGCACAAGGTGATTAAATCAGTGTCTCTGGTGTGCAGTTTTTGTATACTGCCATACTCTGGGTTTACGTCTTTAGTAATGCCCTCCGCTTGTATAAATTGATTTAAGTTATTTGTACTTGATACGGAGTTAAATATTTGCGAGAATATAAGGCCTGTGGATCTATGCTCCTCCGCGTAAGGTGCATCCAGCGTTGCAGAAGCTTTGACGCCATCTCCTATTATAGGTTGGTTAAAATCGTCCCTAATGCGATCTGACTCAACACCATTTGCAAATGAATAACAATTAAACCAAGTTAAATCTTGGGTTTGCCCAAAATCACTTATGTCATAAACACCCGGGGCTTCCCAATATATATCTAATTCAGCAGCTTCTTTTGGTTCCGTTTCAAATATAGCAGGGCTAGAGCTAGAAAAAGTATCATCATTTGGGTCTGATGCTAAAAACTCTATACCCACGTATGCAAATTGATTAGTAAAATTATATGCTGGGCCGCTGCCTTCAATAATATTTGGAAGAGTGGAAGGATTCCAAGGGAGTGCTGTTGAACCACCTTCAAGCTGTTCAAAAGTAAGTGTCCACCTTGCGTATTGGTTTGTCTGTGCATCCCAGGCATCCGAAGCGCTTGAGTTATTAGTACAGTCATAATTAGTTCCGAGATTAAGCTGGCTATTAGTCACAACATAAACAGTCCCAGTGGGGTCTTTTACGCCGTTGCCAATGTCTACAAACCTAAACATAGTTCCTACTGTATTAAGCTGCTCCAGTAATCGAGGATTCCGGTCCACTATACCGTGGGCATGGCCATTTGTAGTGTTGGTTCTACCCGCTCCGTATCCGGTAGCATCAGTTATAACTATTTTCCCTTCAACGTCTGTTCCCTGCCCCCTGCTTTCGCATTTAGGGTTAAATCTATCAATGAATATTCTACCTGTTTGGCCCGTTGCATCAACCTGCGGCCAAGACCCTCCTTCTTTCCAGAAACTGCTGTTAAATTCACTAGCGGAACTAAAGTTCCAAAGCGGGGCAATAGCTTTTCTAATAAACGTATTGTTATTATTTCTAGCCGCTTGTATTTTTTGCCTTAATATATTGTCTGAGTTTACTTTAACAAAAAACCTTCCGGTAAATTCAGCTTTCTTAACGTCTGTTAAATCATATAGCGTTACTCCCGTGCCTTCTGGAACTTCTCCGCCAGAAACTGTAGCAAAATTTACATCTGGACCAAATGCGGGGGATACTACTATTCTAACAAAATTCTGTGTTTGGTCTAAAGAAAAAGTAGATATTTTATAATACTCGCTTACCTGGCCCGCTGTACCCGTTATTCTTAATTGTAAGCCGGATTCAGTACGGGTTTCCGCTCCAAACGCTTGATCAAAATTAGTTTTTGGAATTTGCAATTCATTACCGCCTTCGGTAGGTGTGGCTCCTTGCCCTCCACCAAAGTTGGTAAGAAGATTTCCTTTACCAAGTCTTTGCTGCGTTAAAAACAAAGGGGCCTCGTTTTCTATAGCTATTACTTTATATCTGCTTTTTTCAAAAACAGGTATATTGTTATCGTGTTCTTTTTTTAGTATCAGAAAAGTATCTTCGTCTACTTTATTTCTTTCTGCGGACGGAAATGAAAGCCATACATTACCATCTTCTGCATCATAAAACCTATCTAACGCTAGATTGTAATATTCTCTTGACGTTTCTTTTATGTAATACTTGTAATGTGTAAAATCAGCAAAGCCAGTTAAAGTTTTATATTTAGGTGGGTTGCCATTTAGGGTTACTCTTATATTGTTTGCGCTAGCAGAAGATGCTTTTTCTACAACCAAAGAAGCACTATTGCTCGTGAGCACAGGTGTTGTTCTGCCGTATTTATCCATATATGCCACTCCTATTTGATAGGTGCGCATTGTTTTAATTGACGGGTGTACTAATACGTTGTTTGTATTAACATAAGTAGGCCCTGTGTTCTCAGTGGATATAGTCCTAGAGTACAAGCCAACCGACATATCTGTTTTGTAGGGAACTTTGGTAAACGGGGTGCTTAATGTAAAATTTTGAACGTAGTTGCCATATATTAATCTATTTGCCGTTACTTCTTGAGCGAGAGCTCTGCGGGGCACATTGTCATAAGGTCTTAATAGCTGATTGCTTTGTATTACAGAAGTTATTATTTCCGTCTTTATTTCAAAAGTGTTGTTTTGCCAACCTGGGTCTGTAGGCTTAAACCCATCAACAACATACACGTTAGCATTGTTCGATGCCTTGTAAAGTATTTCTACTTCTTCAACATCCCCTGGCATATCCGCAGGTATAAAATTAGATATAGTTAACTGCCTAGTATTGTTAGTCATACCAAGGTTATAACCCTCTTTTGGAGAATAGTCAAACTCCCCTGGCAAAAAAGCTACATTTGAAAAAGCAGAGTAAGCAGAAACCTGATTGTTCTTATATTTCCACCTTGTAGCGAATCTGGCAAACTTGAATTCAAAAAGCGGTTGTTGCTGCTCGAGTATTACGTTATATAGTTGAGGGTCTGTTGTATCCGCCCCTGTTGTACTTGGCCCCACGCTCAACACAATAACATCAGCCCCTGTTTGTGTAGCCCCTTCTTCAGGCGGAATAATCCCTGCTATAGAGCATCTTATTTCTGCAACTTCTGAACCGGTTTCGCCTTCATTATCAAGAGTTAGTATAAGTACATCTCCCTCTCTATAAAAGGGAGGGGTCTGGTTTTGCGCCCAGGTTAATGTTTTTTCAGTACCGGTAGACACTGGAGTAGCAACTCCTGCCCCATTTAAAATCATAAAACTAGCGTCCGTAGTAGTAGATATATTAACAATATTACCCTCATTATCCTCCTGCGCAACTGAAGATAATGATATTGTAGGCGGATTTAATGGATACTTTTTTATTACAGTAATATCTTGCTCAATAAAATCTCTCCCATATATTTGCGAGTGTGTGCTAAAATCAGGGGTTGAATTAACCCAATCCTTTATGGTTATACTTTTGGGCTCAGTTTGGTTATCTGTCCACATTAGTATCCCCTCTATTATATTTATACCTGTTATTAAGTAATCCTTACTGAAATTAAGTATACCCTCGTCATAGTCTACTATTAACGGGGCTGTTACTTTTGTTACGGTATTATACGAAGCTATAGCACTAATATCACCTGGGCCTGAGGCTATAAACCAATATATTTCATCTGAATTTCTGTCAGCCACAGAACCTATACATACTGCGTCATTAATATCGTCGTCAATATAACCGCTGGTCCACAAAGTTCTTTGCTGCGTAACTGGATTATATGTTTTATACCTTAGCTCTAAGTTGCCTTTTATATTTTGAAAAGTACCAACCTGTGAGCTATCGGAAGAAGCTAACTCTAAATTTAAAGCGTCTCTATATTCTCCGTTAGGAACAAGCCTTTCATCAAGATCTTTGTTCATTTTACCCGAGGTAAATGTGCGTATTAATTCTGCCATTTAATTTTAGTGTTTAATCCATTTTGATTGATTTCTAAATACCTGCGCCATTAGGTCTGACTTAAGCTCTGACAATCTAATTTTAGCGTTTCTTCTCGCTGCTGAAGCGACCTTCTTGAATCTAGCAACTAAGTACTCTTGCACGTTAGATCTTGTAGATAGTATAGAATAAGCTATATACTTTTCTATTGCATCCATCGCAAACTTGTGAACAGTCATATCTTCTGCAGTACTTAATCCGTCACTTATGTACTTTAATGTAACTACTCTTCCTCTTATATCTGAGCTAAATCTAATTACCCCGTTTATTCTATCAATGTAAAAAGTACCGTTTGCTTGAGCTTGCTCTGGGTTTATACCGTATCTTCCGCCATAAGCGTAAAGTGCTAACAGGTCTGGATTGTTTACTAAATCCCAGTTACCGCCACCTGCTCCCGCCAAAGGGAAATTACTTTTAGCATTCCATCTTTTCAATGTTTCTGACTCATCCGCTAAAGGTATATTACCTTCATTATCAAAAGTGTACTCATAATCACTATCTTGTATAATAGCATTTGGATTACTTGTTAAATCGGTTTTATATATTATTCTTTCTATACCTCGGCTATCTGTCCAAGACAGCTTTGTGTAATTAACATAATCTTGCGGTAACACCATATATAGTCCCGGAGGTATTTCAATTTCTATTGATTTATCCTGAGGCAGTGTATCAAAGCTAAACTCCTGGATAGCTCGTTGTGCCCAATATGCAACGTCAGTTCTTTTTACTTTTGTTATTAACTTGTCCTGACCAACATAGGCCACTATAAAATTATTTATAATGTCGCTTATACTTACAAATTGATAATCGCCATAATTTTCATCGCCACTATCCCATACGCCGTCGGGCCCTAAGTAGTATTCTTCTGGAGTTTGATTTATCAATGCCATATATTATGCTTTTTCTTGTTGGTTAGTTTGTGCTTCTATTTGATTCGCTACCTGATATAGCCCTATGTCTTTAACAACTAAGCCTGCGAATTCTAGTATTTTTATTACTAGCTCAGTTTCTTCTGAAGGGTGTAATTCAAAGTCGGTAGACTCGTTTGCGTTATAAAGCGCTTCGCCAAAAACCATTTGGTAAGCCCATTGTACTTGAGCGGGCTCTTTTATATAATTACATCTTACATTGGTAGTTAATAAAGAATCTCCATAAACTTTGTAGCCGTCTTCTGAAGCTACAAATACGGGTCTTGTATTTGTGGGTTTTGCGTAAGCCGATTGATTTATATACAGAAATTCATTAAAGTTTATTCTTTCTGCTTCTATCGGTGTTGTTGTAGTAACAACTGTATTAGGTACGGGATATAATGATTTACTAGTAGTAACATTGTTGTACACTATTGTACCTATCCTATATAGGTCAGCAGGGGGTGACCAATGTTCAGTAGTTGCATTATAAGTCATATCTGCGTCTACTTCAAATATATTTATTTTTTCATTAAGCAAGTTAAGCATATCAGAAAACTCGGTGTCATTACCAGGTATCCTGCCAAACTGATTAATATCGTAAAAATATTGTTCGAATATATCTAACTGAGCTTGATTAGCAAATAGATTAAATTCTTGAGGGGTTACATAACCTCTTTGTTCTTTGTTGAGTATTGCTAATACTCTCTGATAAACAGTATCTACGCTTACAGCCATAATTTGTTTTTTATTTTATATAGTTATAGGCCACCTTTCAGCAGCCTATTACTATAAAGGTGACTAGTTTAGTCTTTTCTCAATTGCCTTGTATACTTCCATTCCTTCGTCTGTTCTAAAGAAAGCAGATAAAGCAAAGTAAGGGTGCTCGTCAAATGGTACAGTCATTATTTTTCTTCCGCTAGAGCCGTAAGTAAACGTTCTTTGGTCTTGTGATAATGTTAGTATCCCTTGTTCAACAGCTTTTGCCCCGAAGCTCCTTAATTGTGTATTCTCATCTGTAGCTAATTGTAAGAATAAATTTGGATTCCTTTTAGCAAAAATTAATACATCTCTTTTAATTTCAGAAGATGAAAGCTCTGTTACTCCTGCTCCCATTTCAACGCGCAAAATAGCTTCTGCTTCTTCAACAGATAATGTTTTAGCCAGGTTCAATGCTTGTAATTCAAACTCAATCCAGTCAACCTCATTACTTGCTTGCTGGGCTGGTTTATATTCTTCGTATATATTAGATTTTAAAGCTGGGTGATATAAAGATAATAATTTTTGTAGCGCAATATTCTCTTTCGGCACTCTAAGCACGCCGTCTCTAAATACGATGCGTCCCATAACTATTTGCCCCTTCTGCTCCTCTACAAAACAAGATCGCTGGTTAGTAGCGTACCTTAATTCCCTCTGGTATCCTAGCTTTTCGTCAAAATACAATAAACTTTTTTTCCTACTATGTGCTGTAGGTAATGTGAAAACAAGGGGTTTTGTTCTTGTTAATTCGTACAATCTATCTTTGATTACCCACTCGTCTTTTTTTGGTGCCTCTTTTTTAGGCGCTTCTACTTTTGGTTGTGTTACTGTTTCAACCACTTCCTGAGGCGCAACCTCAACTTTTTTTGCTGTAGCTTTCTTGTTAGCCATAATATAATATGATATAAATGTTAATAATGTATGACGATAGCCTACTACTATTTAATATAACTAGCTATTGTCACTAATAAAAGTAATAACTACCCCCGTAGATTCAACGAGGGTAATCATTACAATAAACTTATTATACTGTTCTTTTTAACAGTACGAAGTTGTTAGCTGCTTGAGTACACAAAGTTCTTTCCGATAGGAAGTGAACATTCATTGCATCCTCGTCACTTGTGTAGTTTCCACCAACTGATCCAGTTACCCAAGATTTCAAACGTCTGTCATCAGCTTCTGAAGCTCTATAACGGATGTGTAAGAATGGTCGTGAGATGTTCTGTCCTAATTGTTGGTCATATACAGTAGATGTTCCTGCTGGAACGATTACTCCAGATATATCTGTAATACCTCCACGAGTTGTAGAATCATTTAGATACTTCCAGTCAGTCTTATAGAAATCGTAAGATCCTCTACGGAATCCTGAGAATCCTAAGTTCAACGCCATTTCTTCTGAATTTTCGAATACACCGTAAGATGTTCCTCCAGTTCCGTAAGAATTTTGTTGTGCTAACATATTATCAATGCTCAATGCAGTTTCACGATCTAAGAACATCATGTTCTCTTCAATTGCTCCTTGCTTATCAAGCTCTTGTAATATAGTATCAAATGCTCCAAGTCCTGCAGTAGGAGAAGACGCACCATCGAAGTCCGCATCGTTAAATACTAAACCTCTTGTTTCTAGTGCATCAAATAAACCTTGCATACCTGCGATAGTTGCTCCAGAAGCATCAGTAATAGTACTTTGAGCATCAGTAGCTTCAACCATTGACATTTCTAAGTAATCTTCAAAACGAATACGAGACTCGTGCTCAGACTTTAAGTACCATAGGTATCCTCCAGTTCCAATTTCAGTAGTAACTTCAACCCATCCAATTTGAGCAACATCTGATCCGTTAACGGCATACTTGTCTCTTAGAATAATTGGTTTGTTACTGAAAGTTGTGAAAGAAGCATCAACTGAATTACCAGCTAAACTAGATCCTTTTCCATACTCAGAACCATATACGAATGTACTAACGCCTGTTTGTGTATGTAAACCAGTTGGCAATTGCCCATTGGCAGTATCATATACTACGATGTCGTATGTTACATTAGTTCCAACCTGAGGTGTAACGATTGCTTTTACGAAAGCTTTTGCCGTTATATTACCTTTGGCTAATACTATTGTCATACCTGGTCCTAGTAAAGGTGCTTTACCGTCTGGTGATGTTGTTGCATCTGGTAAAGATATTGTTTGGTTCGCTGCAGCTTGAGTTGTTACATTATCATAAGCGATATGTAATCTTCCTTGCTCTGACCAAACTACTTGATCCGACGCCATAGGCATCTCAGCTCCGACCATACGTAAAAATCCTGTGATTGTTCTGTTTCCATAACGCTCGATTTCTTTTTCGTATACCTCAGGTAAAAATTGTTGTGTAAAATCCATGTCCGCTAAAGATAGGTAGTTGTCTCCAAACAAACCTTTTATCGGGCGTGGTGTTAAGTGCGCTAAATTGGCTAATGTAGCCGGCGCGGTTGCAAATCCTGCCATAATTTTTCTTATTTAATGTGTTTAAATGTTTTAATTTTCAATTTTGAATCACTTCCCCCAGAATCAACAGATCTTACTGCCCATCCATTCGATGTTTTAACGTCTTCATGAACGCCTCTAGCGCCCATTTGTATATTTTTCGAATTGGACATACTTGTTTTCATCGCGTCGGCTTTGCCTTGCTCATAAAAATGATTTGCAATAGAATCTGCATTCATAGCTGTAAACAATCCCTTGTGGTACCCCGCTGCATCTGACATTTGGTTATCTTTATCCAAGAACTTCTTGACAAAATTATTAATGTCGCTTTGGGTTTCCTTAATAGTAGGAGCGTCTTTAACTTTAAAACGGAATTTTTTGTCTCCAACTTGATAATCAAAACCTTTGAAATCATCGTTAAAAACACTTTCCGTTTTCTTTAAAAACGTTTGTGTTTGTTTTTCAGCTAATTGAGTTGCTGCTTCGTTTTCTTTTGTATAGCGATTGAAAAAGTCTACCGCTTTCTTTTGCTCAGGAGCCAGCCTTGCGCCGCCTTTAATTTCCTGATAATATTTATCTTTTAGCCCAGTAAGATGGTTTTTAGCTTTTGCTAATTCCTCTCTTCTTGCTAATTTTTTTCTTTTTATATCGCGCTCTTCGTCTATATCTTCGTCGTAAAGAAACTTGTCTTCCATTAAAAAGTCAATATCCTCTTCGTCTAAATGCGGCTTTGTATTAGCGTAATATTCTCTTAACAGTTGAGATTCATCTAAGTCTTCATAATTCTTATTAAGCTTAACATAGTCCTCAAGGGTCCCGCTTGTTTCATTCATAAAGTCAACAACCTTTTGAATGTTTTCAGGTAATTCAATACCGGTTTCTTTTTGTTCTTCTATAGCCTCAACTATATTGTCTTGCAAATCATCCGCTTGCTCCTGTACTTCTTCTTCTGTTATTTCCTCTATAGCGGATTCTACAGCATCAGGCACGGCAGTTTGTTCTTGCCCTTCAACCACAGGTTCTTCTGTCTGTATTGGTTCCGGCACATCTTGCATTGGCTCCGGGGCATCTTGTGCGGGCTCCGCTAGCTTAGACATATCTAATTTAATTGTCCCCTCTTCGTCTACGGACATGGGATTTGTATCAACAACCTCTTCCTGAGGTGTTTCTACTTGCTCTGTGTTTTCTGTTTGTTCTGACATGATAAAATATTATATGATTGTTATTACTATTATTACCTAGGATCAAACGCTCCTAAGCCAAACCCTTGACTCATTACGTCATTTCCTGCGGATTCAAAGTTTTTTGGCGGAGAATCGTTCTTTCTTTGAGCAATCATCTCGCTTTGTTGTGTACCTTGTATTCTAGTTCTTTGATCTTTACGATCTTCTACTTCTTTTTCTTTAGATTTAGCCCCGTCTACTTCTATACCTTTTAATTGCATATTGTATTGGAATTCTAACGCCATTAATTCTTTCTTAGCGTTAACCTCTACGCTTATTCGCTTTTCTTCTAGGCTACCCTTAAGTTGCTCTAATTGCGCTTTAGTTTGGAACATGGCTTGATCTTTTTGTACCTCTGCCTGCGCCGCCACTTGTTGCGCTTGGGCATTTGCTTGCGCTTGTGCCTGTATATTAGCTTGCTGCTCTGCTTGTAATCTTTCCTGTCTTTTCTTTTGTTTAACCTTAAGAAGTTGATTTGCTAATTTAAGATTTTTTACCTCGCGAATATCTATAGCGTCGGAAAGATCTATACTGCCTTGCTGCAACGCAACTTGAACATTGTTTTCTAAAGTAGCTTTTTCTTCCTCGTCAGGCATTAATTCTAACATTATTCCAAAGTCATGCATATATAAATTAGACATTTCTTCTAAAACGCCTACGTTAAATTTACCTATCTTAGTTATAAAAGCTTCCTTGGCCGGATGGTACTCTATTATATCCGATATTCTTAAAGATAAGCATTCGCAAAGCTCTCTTGTTAAATACAATCCTGAATCAAGTATGTGTCTAGTCGCAGTATTTGAGTTTGCTGCGGCTAGCTTTTGCACCCCTACTAATGCTCTAGAGTCCGGTGTAGATCCATCTCTTGCTTCGTTTAGACCGGTTACATCCCTTATCATTTGTAGATAGTAGTTGTAGGTTGCAATTAATGTTTGCAATTTTGCGCCACCACTTCCAGTGGGCACTTCTTGTATAGGCACTTTACCAGGATTCATATCGCCTTCCTGCGTAAATGATCTACCTATTATAGAACCCGTTTGAAAAAACATATTTAATGCTTCTTGGGGATTGTAGTTTGTTCCGTTGCCTAAATCTACCTCATTAATACCATCGGCATCTAAATAAACACCGTCAGGTATCATTCTTTGTAGCACTTGCTGTAATTTCAAATGCGTCAATTGCACCATATCAGCAAACCCTGTGCACTTACTTACCAATGATTCTATTCTGCCCTTATACATTCTAGGTGCGGTAATAGCGTAATTCATTTTAACTTTAGATACATCACTTTTAGGGCGCATCATATTCTTTGCCATTTCCCACTTAAGCATTATATCTGTACCAACAATCATAACGCCTTCATAAAGTACTTCAAGAGATCTTGACATTTTGCCAAACTGTTCTTCTAGCATTTCTACTGGAGGATCAAATTGATCATCTCGCACTATTATTTTGCTTGCCCCTGTTGCAGTTTCTTTTACTTTGTACACCTCGTTCATATAAGTCTTATAATTAAAATATAAAACTTGTATAACGTTTGAGTCTCTATTGTTGTTGTATTGGTTACTTACGCTTTGATCAAATACCCCGTAATTTTGTGTTCCTTGTTGTTTAATTTTTTCTAACTGGTCTTGAGTTAGCTCGGGAAATTGCTTTTTAATTTCATTTATTGGTACAAACTTAACTTCTCCGGCATAATATATATCTTGAAAGTAAGGGTCTTCTGTATAAGAGTATA